CTGATGTCGCATCCCAGATCGTCTGCCAGATCGACAAGTCCGCAGCCGCTAAATCCGTGAAGGCCCTGTGATGAACACATTTTCGATAGTCGGCCAGGTGGCTACCATCATCGCGGTGGCATCGATCGGCGGCGCGATCCTCCTGGCTCTGTGGCACCTCTACAAAGACGCCAGGGAAGCCATGCAGGCGTCCTCCAGGAAGGATCGCACAATCGAGGCGCTGGCTGGGGTGATTCTGGATGACGAGATCTTCGGTCATGAAGCCGCGCCACCACAAATTACCTGGCCTGAGATACCGGAGACGAAAAGCTACCCGCCATGTTATACTCACACACATGAGCGTAACGCGTGAACCCAAAGACTCCGGCCTGACAAGGGTAGATGTAGGCCGCACGCCGTCTCGGAAAGAAGCCTCCCGCTGATATCCCGGGGGGCTTTTTGCCGTCTGGGGTGTTGCAGAACCAAAAAAACACGTGTAGAATTGAGTCTCCAGGTGCTGGCACACCAAAGCACATGAGGCCCATTGCTCATGCGTTCACGCCGAAAGGCAAGATGTGCCAGCATCCGAACGCAGTAGCAATGGGCTTTTTGCGTTCGGCATGGGGTACAGGATCGGGTTTTAGCGTTTTCGTTTTGCCAATAGTGTCGCCAGTAGGAAACCTGTTTCATGCCAGCGTGAGTAAGCCGGTATGTGACGCCCCCACGGACGGGAGCAGGTGTAGGACTTGGAGGAGGGGCAAAACGGGTCGTGACAACGGTGGCTGTATCCGAGCTTGGACGGGGAGCCACGATGACATGCCCCAATCGGTAGCGCCTGCTTTGCAGGAGTGGAACCGAGTCAGACGCGCCCAGCTCGCGGAAAGTCCACTCAGATTTGAGGTGTGCGGAGCCCTCAGATTCCCCGGGTGCGGGCCGATAGCCGACCAGGAAATGCGCTGCTCTACTGGCCCTGTCAGTAGGCAGCCCTTTGCCCCAAATACAAACCTCCTCCCTCCCTGGAATTTATCCTGCATGGACATCTACTGCGATGGAAGCTGTGAACCGAATCCCGGCACAGGTGGATGGGGTGTAGCGATCCCCGATACCGGGCAGGAATTCTTTGGAGGCGAGCCCGAGACAACGAACAACCGCATGGAAATGAGAGCGCTGATTGAGGCGCTGAAGGTGGCCCCGCCGGCAAGGAAGTGCACGATCCATACGGACAGCATGTACTGCGTTGATGGCGCGAACACTTGGCGGCATGCATGGGAACGCAATGGGTGGAAGCGCGGGAAGAAAGCGAATTCACTGCCGGTCAAAAATCCCGACCTGTGGAAGGAAATCGCCGCCTTGATGAAGGCAAAACCACTGGCTCGAATCCAATGGGTCAAAGGGCATAACGGAAATCCCGGCAATGAACTGGCAGATGACCTTGCAGGCCAGGGCAGGTGGCAGATTGAGATCCGTGGATAATTGACCCCATGACGTTTGCGAGCGCAACCCATGACCACTAAACCCAAAGCAGCGAAGCCAGCGAAGAAGCCGCCCGCCAAGAAAACCGCCAGCGACAAACCGAAACGCACAGGCCGGCCCAAAGGCTCAGGCTCACTCTACACCCCAGAACTCGCAGCGGAAATCTGCGCCAGACTCAGCAAAGGCGAGCCAATGGCGCAGATTTCGCGCGACAAAGGCATGCCATGCGCAGGAACATTGCACACATGGAAGCAGGAGCGCAAGGACTTTGCTGAAATGTTCGCGCGCGCGCGTCTAGAAGGCTTCGACCAAATCGCCCTCGACGCGCTGCGCATTGCAGATACCCAGGTTGAGGGCGTCGAGATCACGATTGACGACATGGGGAAGACGACGGAGAAGCGGTCGGACATGCTGGGGCACCGCAAGCTGCAGGTCGAGACGCGGCTAAAGCTGCTGGCGAAATGGGACCCGAAGCGTTACGGGGATCGGGTGGCCCTCGATGCTGACGTGACGGTGAAGCGCGCCGCAGCCGAGATGACGGACGAGGAGCTACTCGCCATCGCGACGAAGAAGGCGCAGTCGTGAGCCTCTACCGCAAAGCGCGCCCGGATGAGGCGACGAAGCAAGCCGTTACGGTGCCCGTTATGGCGCCAGCTGTTAGCGCAACCGTTAACACTGTTAACAAAGCGGTTAGCACTGATCGGCACAAGCCGGGTTACATGCGCGACTACATGCGCACGCGACGAGCCGAGCAGAAAGCAAAGCGCGATGCCGTGCCGCCAGCTGACCTCAAAGACATCTGGTTGATGGTCGGCGCAGGCGGATGACTCCCGAGCAAGCAGCATCCATCCTGCTGTCGCGCCGCCAATGCAGGCGCGATCTGGTCGAGTACGCACGGCGCATCCCGATTCCCGGGGCACCACGCCTAGACAAACCGGACGAAGCAATCCCACTGATCGAGACGCAGATTGCCGAGCACCACGAGCTGATATTGCGAGAGCTTCAGCGCACGATGGAGACGGAACACGGCCGGCTGATGATCTTCGCCCCGCCTGGCTCAGCGAAATCGACCATGGCTTCGGTCGTCGGACCAAGCTGGTATCTCGGGCGCAAACCTGGAGCTCGCGTGATCATGGCGAGCTATGGCAGCGACCTTGCCAAGCGCCAAGGCCGCCGGGTGCGGCAGATCCTGAGCGAGCCGGAGACGCAGGCCATCCATCAATGCGGGCTTGACCCCACGCGCTCAGCCGCCGATGACTTCGCGCTGACGAACCGGAGCGAGTACATCGCCATTGGCATGCTGGGCGGCGTTACGGGCAATCGGGCCAATGGGATCATCATCGATGACCCGGTGTCGGGCCGCGAAGATGCGGAATCGAAGACGATCCGCGATAAGACATGGGCGGCGTATCAGGACGATCTGCTGACCCGGCTGATTCCAGGCGGATGGGTAACGATCATCCTGACCCGCTGGCACCAAGACGACCTTGCCGGCCGCATCCTGCCCGAGGCATGGTCCGGCGAATCGGGCGATATCCTCTGCCGCGATGGGAATGTGTGGCGAGTGGTCTGCCTGCAGGCCGAAGCGACGCAGCCGACCGACCCACTCAAGCGCGCGCCCGGGCAGATGCTCTGGCCGCAATGGTTCACGCCGGGTCACTGGGCGCAGTTCCGCGGCAACGCCCGCACGTGGTCATCTCTCTACCAGCAGCTACCAGCGCCGGCGGAGGGCATCCTGTTCCGGGCCTCGGACATGGCGACCTATGACCAAGCGCCGCTCGGGCTGCGCATCATCGGCGCGAGCGACTATGCCGTGACACCAGACGGAGGCGACTGGACGGAGCACGGCATCGCTGGCATCGCGCCCGATGGCTCGCTGTACCTGCTCGATTGGTGGCGCGGCCAGACCGGCCCCGAAGAATGGATCGAGCGCAAGATTGACATGATCATCCGGCACAAGCCGCTCGCGTGGTTCGGTGAGACAGGCCCGATCAGGCGCGCGACCGAGGGTAGTATCAAAGCGCGGATGACTGAGCGGCATGCGCCGTGCCGGATTGAATGGCTGCCGCACATCGGCGACAAGCCGACCAAGGCCCAAGCGGTGATTGCTGTTGCTGGGATGGGCCGGCTGCTGTGGCCGCGCAACGCCGCGTGGGTGCCTGAGTTGCAGCGGCAGTGCTTGGTATTCCCAGCCGGCCGGCCTGACGATGGCGTCGATACTCTCGGCATGCTCGGGCGCGGCGCCGCGTCTCTTGGATCGGCACCAGCAGAGCAATCTCCAGCGCAGATACACTCGCTGATATCCCAAGCGTCGGCAGCTTCTGCCCGCTGGTAATCCCAGCAAGTTAAGGAATCCCGTGCCCCCACATCAACAGCGTGTCATCGACGAAAAGTCAGAGCTGGATGAGAAGCTTCTGAAACTGCGCTCATTCCTCACGTCGTCATTTTTCCAGACGCTACCCGATGATGAACGTGGCAGGTTGGAGCTGCAAGAGGTGCACATGTCTGGATACTCCGAAGTCCTGCGGGATCGCATTGAAAGCTTCACATGATTCGACAGACTGCCCGCCTCATAGGTATCCACGCCCGCGCATTGCGGGAATTCGAGAGGATACAGACCGCCGAATACTCTGAGCGGATGCGATCGCTCAAGGATCGGAGATTCCTGCTGCCGGGCGGCATGTGGGAGGATGAGTTTGCGCGAGCATTCGAGAAGCGTCCGAAGCTGGAAATCAACAAAGTCTTGCTCGGGGTCCGCAGAATCGAAAGCGGATACCGGCAAAACCGCATCAGCGTGGACTACATCGCTGCGGACGATGGCGACAACCAAACCGCTGATATTTGCGATGGCTTGTATCGGGCGGCCGAGCAGCGCCGCAATGCCAATCTCGCCTACGACAACGCCTTTCGCGAGGCGCTGACAGGCGGGCGCGGTGCGTGGAGATTGCGTGCGCTCGAGGAGTCTGAGCTGTCGGAGGAGTATGACGACGAGGGCGACGAGCAAAAGCTGAACGTAGTCATCGAGCCCATCTACGATGCCGACAGCTGCGTGTATTTCGACGCGGATGCCAAGCGCCAGGACAAGGCGGATGCAAGGCGCTGCTGGGTATTGTGCGCGATGGATCGGCACTCATTCGAGGAGGCTTATCCAGACGCGATCACGTCGCCGGTCAATCGCCAGGTGAATCAAGGATATTTCGACTGGTGCACGCCGGATGACATCTACCTCGCCGAGTACTACGAGATTGAGAGCGAGACGACCAAGGTACAAGTCTGGATGGTGCCGCCGTCGCCACAGGATATCGGCAAACCTCCAGCCACCGAAGAGTACACGGACGAGGATTTCGCCGAGGACGAATCGCTTGCAGAGATGCTCAAGGCGCGCGGCCTGTTCCTGGCCCGCACGAAGACGCGTAAGCGCCGTCGAGTCCACAAATACCTGATGTCCGGTAGCCAGATCCTGGAGGATTACGGCCACATCGCTGGATGCGACATACCCATCATCCCAGTGTTCGGGACATATGAAATCATCGACGGCATCCAACGCTGCTTTGGGCACGTTTCGCCGACGCGCGACGCCCAGGTGATGCTCAATGTGAGCTATTCGTGGGTTGCCGAGAATGCATCAACATGGCTGCCGCAGACGCCAGTGATGGACCCGCGGGAGATTGCTGGCATGCAACAGTCATGGATCAATCGCGAAGTCGATCGGCCCAGCTACCTGCTGAAGAACAAGATCAGCCCAACACCAGATGCGACGCAGTTCGCCGCCACCGAGTGGACGCCGCCGACCACGACATCACCGGTGCTGGCCGACCTCCTGCAGATGTGTGATATGGGACTGAAGGAGATTCTTGGGACGCAGCAAGACCCGGCCGACATCACGCCATCACAGATCAGCGGGCATGCAATCGACCTGCTCCAGCATGCCCAGGACGCGCGCACGTACATCTACATCTCCAATCTGGAGATTGCGATGCAGCGCTCGGGTGAAGTCTTCCTCGGCATGGTCCGTGACGTGATGGTCGAGGATGGGCGCGAAGAGGAGATTGTCGATGCGCAGGGCCAGTCCTCTAAGACCGTGCTCAATCAGCCAATCGTGGACAAGTCCACCGGCAAGATGAGCGTCAAGAACGATGTGCGCAGCGCCAAATACTCAGTGGTTGCCCAGTCTGGCCCGGCCTCATCATCGAGGCGCGCGGCTGCGGCCCGTTCGTTTGGCGCGATGGCTGCGACCAGCACCGACCCGCAGGTTAAATCTGTCCTGGAGAGCTTGGCCCTGATGAATTTGGAAGGCGAAGGCATCGAAGACGTGCGGAAGTGGATACGAGACAGGCTGCTGCAACAAGGCGTACTCCAGCCAACAGAGGAGGAAGCCGCGCAAATGGCAGAAGCCGCGAAGAATCAAGCCCCAGATCCGCAGAGCGAATATCTGGAGGCGGCAGCGAAGAATCAACTAGCGCAAGCCGAAGCCAAGACACTGGAAACCCAAGCGTCAGCCGATCTCAAGGCGGCGCAGGTCGAAGAAACGAAAGCGAAGGCCGCCCAGGCGCTGGCGAGTATCGAAGCCGGGAAGATCGATCGGATTCTTCAGATGCTGGAGCAACTGGCGCCGCAGCAGAATCAGGCGCAATTGGCAGAACCCACGGCGCAGTAAAATAACGCCCACATAACCACCACCCGCGAGCGCGGAAGGATGCATTAATGGAAGATGACCTCATCGTCGAAAGCGACTTGGATACTGCAACAGACGAGGGCGCCGATCAGATTGAACAAGTCGATCCGCCAGAAGACAAATCCGAGGAGGAAGTCGAGTTCATCGGATTTGCAGATGACGCGCCGAAGGATGGCGCTCCTGAAGATGGTGATCAATGGAAGGGCCAGGAAGCTCCTGCGTGGGTGAAACAAACCCGCCAAGAGAATCGCGAGCTGAAGAAACGGCTGCGCGAACTCGAATCCAAGAACCCGCCCGACGCGCAGAAACTCCCCGAACTCGGGAAGAAACCAACGCTCGCGGAATGCGAGTATGATGAGGACGCGCTCCAAACCAAGCTAGACGCCTGGTATGAGCAAAAATCGAAGGTTGACGCTGCCAAGGCTGCAGCGGAAGCCGAGCAACAGAAACTGCAAAGCCGCTGGAACGAGAAATTCGCGGCATACACGACAGCCAAGGCCACCTTGGCGCGGGATGACTACGAAGAAGCGGAAAGCGCAGTCCAAGAGGCACTGACGCAAACGCAAATCGGCATCCTGCTGGATGGCACGAAGACACCGGCCCAGCTTGTCTATGCGCTCGGGAAGTCCCCGGCGAAGCTCAAGACTCTGCAAGGCCTGAACCCAGTCGAAACCGCATTCGCGCTCGCGCGTCTGGAGGCACAAGTGCAAGTCAATCGCAAGCCCAAGGTATCTGGTGAGTCCACAGTCAAAGGCGGCACCACGCCCATTGGTGGCGGGTCGTCTGCAAAGCTCGCGCAGCTCGAAGCTGAAGCCGAGAAGACTGGGGACCGCAGCAAAATCCACGCGTACCGGCAACAACTCCGGACGCAAAAGTAATCAACGGAATTCAAGGAATCATCAATCATGAGTAACGGCTTCAGCAAAGAAGAGCGCGTCGCTTTCGACGAAGTCCTCGAAGGCTTCAACGATCAATTGATCATGTCGCAGAACGTGCGCACGTACCGCACCGACGCGCAGAGCATGGAGCGCTCGAACAACATCATCTGGCGCCCAATGCCGTACATCGCGCAGTCGCATGACGGCACCGATGCCACGAGCAACTTCGACGACAACACGCAGCTGTCCGTGCCGGCATCGATCGATCGGACGAAGCATTCGGCACTGATCCTGACATCGGCAGAGTTGAATGACCTGCTGCAGGAAAAGCGCCTCGGCGAGGCAGCGGCCCAAAAGCTCGCCAGCGACATCAATGTGTCGGTGGTCAACGTGGCAGCCTTGCGTGGTAGCCAGGTGATCAAGCGCACGACTGCCGCCACCGGCTATGACGACGTTGCTCAGGCCGACTCGCTGCTGAATGAGATCGGCGTCAGCCCCATGGATCGCATACTTGGGCTGTCTTCGCGCGACTACAACAACATGGCGTCTGCCCTGGCAAAGCCGCAGACCAGCGCAAACTCGAAGGTCAACCCGGCCTACGAAAAGAGCTACGTCGGCATGGTGTCGGGCTTCGACACCTTCAAGCTTGACTACGCCTACCGGTTGCCCGCTGCAGCTGGTGGTGCTGGCCTGACGATTGACACTCGTTCGAGCGCATCGAACTACTGGGTGCCCAAGGCCACCAGCGTTGCCACGACTGGCGAGACGAGCAACGTCGACAACCGCTTCCAGACGATCACGATTTCCAGCACGACCGGTGTCGCTGCGGGCGATTGCTTCACGGTGGCCGGCGTGGATTCCGTCCATATGATCACCAAGCAGGACACCGGCCAGCTGAAGACGTTCCGCGTCGTCTCGGTGGCGTCATCGACCACGCTTGTGATTACCCCGCCGATGATCACCGCGCAGGGCGGAAGCGATGCCGAGTTGCAATACCAAAACTGCGTGGTTTCCGGGAGTGGTGGCGCTACTCAGGCCATTGTGTTTTTGAACACCGTTGCCGCTGCTGCAAACCCGTTTTGGCACAAGGACACCATCGAGATTCTTCCGGGCAAGTACACCGTTCCGAGTGATTCCGGGGTTTCAGTGATGCGTGCCTCGACCGATCAGGGTATTGAAGTCGTCTGCACCAAGTTTTTCGACATCAACACCCACAAGATCAAATATCGCTGGGATACCCGCTGGGGTGTCGCGCTGCTCAATCCGGAAATGGCAGGTTTGATTCTGTTCTCGCAGACCTAAGCTAAATCGCAAGGGGTTTCGGCCCCTTGTGTCATACCCAATTTTCAAGGAATTGAATCATGACCACACAAGTCATATACGCGCTGGGCTCGTCCGGCGATATCTCCATCCCGGCGAATTCCAAGATCGCGATTGCATGCGTCGGCGGCGCGCTGGCAACGCTTTCGACCTCGGTCGCATCGGCCAATTATCCGGCTACGTTCGCCCCGGTGGCGAATATCTCGGGTTCGACCGAGTATCTGTCATCGGCCTTCAGCGTGGCGACCACGGCCCGCGTGGAGAACAGCGGGCCGGGCGCGGTTTACATCAATGTCGGCGCTGCGCCGGTGCTCACTGTGCCGCTGCCGGGCGTGCCATCAGTGCAGCAAGCTGCGCCGACCGCGAAGACGGTGAGTTCTACAATGTCGGCAGCTGACCTGTTGGCACTCATCATCACTCTCAATCAAGCTGCCGGCGCCGCGACTGCGCAGCAATTGCCGCTTGCTTCGGCCATGGATACCGCGCTGCCAGAATTCGTGGCAGGAGACGCGTTCGACTTCAGCGTAATCAACACATCGGTTGTGGACGCTGAGGACGGAAGCATCACGACCAATACCGGGTGGACACTCGTCGGGAATATGGACGTGCACGCCTATAGCGCAGCCGGCTCGCTCAATTCCTCGGGGCGCTTCCGCGCACGGAAAACCGGTACTGCCGCTTGGACGCTGTACCGCATCAGCTAAAGCATTCCGAACGGGTGCAGCTCACGCTTGGCCTTAAGGTAGGCGGCGTGGGCTTCCTCTGGGGTGTTGAAGCGGCCAAGGTATCGCTGCTTCCCCTCCACCTGTATTCGGGCAGTCCACAACTTGGATGGGCCATACCAAGAGACACCGAGCAAGCCGCTGGAGTTTTTGCGATGCGCTTTTTGATTCTGTTTGTTCTGTCCGTCAGTCACCTCGCGAAGATTGCTCCAGCGGTTGTTCGTTGGATCACCGTCGATATGGTCGATCTGGTGTGTCGGCCATTTGTTGGTCATCCAGAACCACGCGAGGCGATGCGCGGGAAATGCTTCTCGATCTACACGGACACGACGGTAATTGTGCGAGAAGGTAGTATCAGCGCGACTCCCAGCGGGAACTCGTCCCCACCGTCCAACGGCGCGGCAGTGGATGAAAACACCCGTCTCCGGGTCATAATGGAACAACTCGCGCAGACGTTCGGCGGATACAATGTTCGAAGCCATGAAGCTCTCCTGAAGCTGATTGGTCAGAGGCCCGCAGCGAGTTCGAATCGTCTGCGGGCTTTCGCATTCTAGAGGAAACCATCATGCCGCTCAAAAAAGGCTACAGCAAGGCGACCATCGCGAAGAACATCGCGAAGGAGTCCAAGACGAAGCCGAAGGATCAGGCTATCGCCATTGCCATGTCCACCGCACGCACCGCTGCGCAGAAGGCCGGCAAGCCTGAGAAGGGGCCGAAGAACCCGGCCATTGCGGCCAAGAAACCGGGAGGCTGGGGTGGCTGAAACAACGATGATGTACCGGGCTGCCGGCAAGGAGAATTTCAAGCTCGTCGGCCTAGGCACGTGGCAATTCGGCCCTGCGGGGTTCACCTACAAAGTGCAGGAAGCGAAGCCCGAAGAAATCGAGATTGCCAAGGCGCACGGCTGGCGCGAGACGCTGGTCGATGCCATCGAGGCCTACCTGAATCCACCCGAAGCCGAGCCGGTGGAGGTTGTCATCAAGCCAGACCCGGAAAGCGAACCCGTCGTGACGATCGAGCCCGAAGGTGAGCCCGAAGCCGAGCCGGTCAAGCGTGGGCCGGGCCGGCCAAGGAAGATCTTCGCATGAGCACCACGAAGCGCCAAATTGTGCTGGATGCTTTTGAAGAAGCCTCAATTGCAAGTTTCGTCTTCGACCTGCGCCCGGAGGAGCTTCAATCCGTCCTCCGCCGCTGTGAGCGGATGATCGCAGCTTGGCATTCGCGCGGCATCACCATCCCCTATTCGTTCGGCGAATCGCCTGACGCTGATCTCGACGAAGACAGCGGGCTGCCGCTCGGAAACATCGAAGCAGTGGTCGAAAACCTCGCGCTGATCGTGTGCAGCCTCTTCGGCAAGCAAGTCCCGGCCTCACTGGCCGCCAGCGCAGCTCAGTCCTATGCCGCACTCCTGGCTGACGGGGTGAAGAATGCCGACGCCTCGCGCCCGGTGCGCGCCAATATGCCAGTTGGGGCAGGGAATCGCCAGCACACTCGACAGCAGGTGTTCATCCAGCCGGACGATACGAGCCCGCTCCAGGGCCGCCGCGATAATGGCGAATTGGTTTTGGGGAACTAACATGTCAATTCGCAACCTATCCGCCGTTTCGGCAGTGACTTCATCCGATTCTGTCGCAATCGACAGTGCTTCTCTCGGGGGCGACGCCAGGGCCACGCTGACGACCCTGCTCACGTGGCTGCAGTTGCAGCTGCAGGCGACCGGGGGGTTTGTCAGCCTCTACAACACGCCCCTGACGGGCTTCAGCTACACCGTGGCGCCGCCGGTTGCTGGGGAGAACTGCTACGTTCTGCTCACGCCAGCAGGAACGCTGGCCACTGGCACGGTTGTGCTACCGGCATCGCCTGTTCACGGACAAGAAGTGCTTGTTGCCTCGACGCAGACAATCACCTCCCTGACCGTCACCACAGCTTCGGGTGCGCCTACCACCATGGGCGCGTCGACGCCCTGGAAGGTGCGCTACGACGGGGTTCTCGGAACCTGGAACCGGGTGGTGTGATGGAGAAGCTGGCCGACATCGCGCTCAAGCTGATTCGCGCCCTCACCTGGAGGCGAGTCGGCATGATCGCCGTGATATGGTGCTTCGGCATGGTGACGGCATTCGCCTATCTCGACCGCGATTACCTGCTCGGGGTCATCCGCCCGAGCAAGCTCAGCGTGGACTCGACCCCGTTGGAAATGTCAGAACTGAAAGAGGATGAGGCCGACCAAGTGCTCGAGAGCGGAGCCCTCGCCATTTCCACCATTGGGATTGTCTCCGTGGATGCCCAGGCCAATACCCGTCGCGTCATCTATTTCAAGAGCAACGATCCTGATATCCAATCAGCCTATGATGGGTCAGTGGCGAAAATGGTGAATCGGAACGTTCCATTGTGGACCGATCGACCCGAGGATAATCGGCTGCTGATTCGGACTCTAAACGGTGAGACATCATGCAGACCATGGGCGGAGTCGATATCTGCCAGGTATCTGCGGGATGTCAAGACGATCAAGGAAATCTGCGTGGTTGGGATACCTCCAGACGGCACGCGCTTCCGCGGGATGCTCTTCTTCATGATTCGGAAAGACCTCGATGAAGATGAGCGATTCCGGGTCTTGAAACTGCTTCGCACGACGAGCCTGAAGCTCGATTCGCTGCCAAATACAAAGGATTGATCACCATGACATGCCGTGCTACCGCGCCTCACTATGGGACCACGCAACAAATTACCTTGGCCGCGGCAACTGCCCAGGCCAAGACGATTACCCCCCAAGACGCGCAATTGCGTGTGTGGAATTCAGGGGCCAATCCATTGTATTTCTGCATCTATCAAAGCGTGACCGGAACGACGCGGGTAGCTAGCGCCACCGATGCTTCGGTGCCTCCTGGAACGATTCGCACGGCCACCAAAGCCGATGGATTCGACACGGTCAGTCTGTTCAGCCCGCTTGGCACGACATGCGAAATTGAAACCACGAGCGCGGGAATGTAAATGGACGCCGCAGTAGGTGGAGTGTTTGCCGACTACGCCTACCGTGCTGTCACGGGCGGGATTGGCGGGGCGACGCGGGTAGCATCCATCGGATATAACGCCGACATCGACACCGCCACGGTGCCAGAGGATGTGTGGTCCGGCTCATCGGTGGGCACCGTCAACGCGATTGACCACAAGCTCATCCAGTTCCCGCCCGCTGGCGGTGTATCGATGGAGGTGGTCAGCAACAGCCCCAGCGACACAGCGGCCGGCGCCGGGGCTCGCACGGTATCAATCACCTACCTCGACGCCAATTACGTCTCGACGACCGTAACGCTCACGCTGAACGGAACGACGCCCGTGGCACTCGGCACTGTGCTGCGCATCAATGCCTTCACGGTAAGCACGGCCGGAACCACACCGCGAGGCGTCAATATCGGCAACCTGAGCATTCGCGCGACGGGCGGCTTGGGAGCGACGTACAGCTACATGCTGGCCGGCATCGGCTTCGCGCAAAGCAGCCTGTTCACGGTGCCGGCTGGCGCGTCGTTCGACGTGCTAGCAGCCCTGGGCAGCCTGCACCAGGTGGATACAAGCCAGCGCGCGGGAACGATGAGTCTCGCCGTCCAAAACTCGGCGGGCCGGTTAATCAAAGCGCTGTTTTTCGGTTTGACCTCGAACGTCAATTACGTTCAGCATGCCAACGGCATCCCAATCACGACTGTGCCGGCGACATTCGATACGTGGCTTATCTGCGAGAATGTCTCGGCCAATAACACGGCGGTGTCTGGGTCGTTATTCGGATACACAAGAACAGGGGCGGTGAACTGAAATGGACACACCAGCAATTCCACAGGTACTCGGCGGCGGTGCGCCAGTCGGGCAAGCCTCGGCCTTGTGCCAGCTGTTCACGCTGACAGGTGCAAACCTCAACTCGACGGCAGACCAGCAATTCACCAAGACCGGGGCATTTGCCAAATATCTCATCACGCACATCGTGGCGCGCGGAATATCGGGCGACGCGCTGATTGCCGCCGGCGGAATTTACCCGGCGGCATCCAAAGCCGGAACCGCGATCGTGGCTGCAGGCCAGTTGTGGGCTGCAATCTCTGCCGCTGACAAGGTGCTGGCGCTCACCTTGGCCGCGCTGGCGAGCGCCCAGACGGCCACGCCCTATCTCTCGCTGACCACGGCGGCAGGTGCAGCGGCAACCGCGGACGTGCTCATCTTCGGCCTTGTGCTGGCCTAAAGGATTGCCATGACATCGACTGCAGCCACGTTCATTGCCTCGCAAGATGCCCCCAATGCCACGACTACGGCATACACCAGCCCGACAGCCGGCAAGGGCAGCCGCATCGACTACTTCGTATGCACGAATCACAGCGCAGGCACCGTGAACGTGAGCATCTGGTCCGTGCCATTCGGTGGCACGGCGGCGGATAGCAATTTGCGCGTCAAGGCTCAGGCTCTGGCTGCCGGAGAAAGCCGCGTCATGTTCGAGCTGCTCGGCGAACGCCTTGCCCCTGGCGACTTTCTGGCCTGGAGTGCATCCGCGGCTACGTCCATCAACGGTAAGGCATCTGGAGTGGAGTTGACCTGATGAATTTCGACGAGGCTTTCGACAAGTTGATGGCGCACGAGGGCGGCTTTGTCAACTCACAGGCAGACCCTGGAGGCATGACCAAATTTGGCATCAGCAAACGCTCATACCCGTTGGAAGACATCCCGAATTTGACCATCGAGCGCGCCAAAGAGATCGCTCGGCGCGATTTCTGGGGGCCTGCCGGATGCGATGCACTTCCTGATGCAATGAAACTGCAGGTTTTCGACATGGCGTACAACTCTGGCGTGAAACAGGCGGTTCGCACGCTGCAAAAAGCTGTTGGCGAGGTTCCGGATGGAATCCTTGGCCCGCGGACATTGCAGGCGGTTCAGAGCATGCCAGTTCTGCGCCTGGTGGCCCGCTTCAATGGCGCGCGGCTTGAGTTCATGGCTGACCTGCCCACGTGGAGCAGCTTCTCCCGGGGGTGGTGCAAACGCATCGCCTTAAACCTGCAGGAGGCATGATGGACTTCTCCACCATCCTGAAGACTGTCGCCCCGTGGATTGGCACAGCCCTTGGCGGCCCCTTGGGCGGCATGGCCGTCGAAGCCGCGGCCAACGCACTTGGCTTGAGCGAGAAGACGACCGACTCACTGAAGCAAGCCATCGGCGGCGCCACACCCGAACAGATGCTCGCACTCAAGCAGGCCGACCAGGCCTTTGCTCTGCAGATGCAGGCCTTGGGCTTCAAGCAGGTGGTCGATCTCGAGTCTTTGGTCGTAGCCGACCGCAAAGATGCGCGGGGAATGCAGGTATCCACGCGCTCGCGCATGCCCGCCGTGCTGTCTGTCGCAGTCACTGTCGGCTTCTTGGGTCTGCTGACAGGCATGATGCTTGGCGTGCTCAAGGCTAGCGACAGCGAAGCCCTGTTGCTGATGCTGGGCTCATTGGGCGCCGCGTTCGGAGCAGTCATAGCATTCTGGTTCGGAACCACGAATTCGTCGCAAGGCAAGACTGAGATGATTGCGGCGCAGAAGAAAGCCTGACATGGCCCAGTTTCCGATCGTCGAGGGGATTTTCACAAGCGAGGCGGCGGACTATCGATCTGCGCTTCCCCGCAACCTTGTCGTGGTTCCGAAAGGCACCGGCATTTCCAACGCCTACCTGCGCAACGCTCCGGGCATCGTGCAGTTCGCAACCGGCCCCGGCAACGACCGCGGCGGCATCAACTGGAACGGGCGTATGTATCGCGTCATGGGTACAAAGCTCGTCCGAATTGGCGCGGACGCAACAGTGACAGTGCTTGGCGATGTGGGCGCAGGTGGGACGGTCGGAATGGACTACGGCTTCGACCGGCTCGCCATCTGGAGCGGCAACCGCCTGTACTACTACACGGACGTGGGCACATTTTTGCAAGTCACCGACCCGGATCTCGGCCTAGCCATCGACGGCTGCTGGGTGGCCGGCTACTTCGCATCGACGGACGGAACGAACATCATCACGACGGAGTTGAATGACTCAACGGCTGTCGACCCGCTGAAGTACGTGTCAGCTGAGTCCGATTCTGATCCTCTCCTTGCCGTGCGGCGCCTTCAGGGCCAACTTGTCGGGTTTGGCCGCAACACCATCGAGATTTACCGCAACGTCGGCGGCAGCGGCGCGCCCTTCCAGGTCGAACAGGGCGCGCAGATCCAGGTAGGTGCGATCGGCACCCACGCCATTGCTGAATTCGGTGGCAGCTACGCGTTCGTGGGCTCACCTCGCAATGCGCCGCCGTCCGTCTACATCATGGGCAACGGCACGGCGGAAACCATCGCCACGAGAGAGGTTGAGAACATCCTCTCCAGCTATACGGAGGCGCAGCTGGCGGATGTCGTGCTCGACGCACAAAAGACGCTTGCGCACCAGTTCCTGTTTGTGCATCTGCCAGACCGGACCATGGTATTCGACCTAACCGCAAGCAAGGCGCTGCAACAGCCTGTCTGGCATGTGCGCACCTCAGGGTTACTTGAGACGGGGCAGTATCGCGCCCGCGGCCTCGTCTATTGCTACGACAAATGGCTGGGTGGCGACCCAAACGACTCGAAGGTGGGCGTGTTCGACGACAACGTCGTCACGACGCACTACGGCGCCGAAACGGGCTGGCAGTTTCAAACGCCCATTGCCTACACCGGAGGCAATTCGGCGATCGTGACCGAACTCCAGCTCATTGGCCTGTCTGGGCGCGTCGCGCTGGGCGCTGATCCGACCATTGCGACGAGCTATAGCAACGACGGCGAGACATGGAGTAACGAAGTCTTTGTCTCAGCCGGCAAGCAGGGTGATCGCGACAAAGCGATTGCCTGGCGCCGTCAGGGCTTGCTGCGCACGACTCGCATGCAGCGGTTCCGCGGAAATTCGCGCCTTTCGGTGTCGGCTCTTGAAGTATCCTTTGAGCCACTCGCGGTGTCACGATGACCTCAAAGCGTCCCGAACTCGTGAAACTGGCGTTTCGCCGCAACATAGGCGGCATGGGCCTCTTCAGGGGTGCCGAAGGTACCCACCCAGCGCAGGTTTCCATTGACGCGGATACGCGCCGAAAACAGATTGTTCCAGCGGTTGTTCGAGCGGTCCGTATCTTTGTGGTCGATTTGGTGTGCCGGCCATTCGCTGGTCATCCACAACCATGCAAGACGGTGGGCCCCGTAGAGTCGCCCATCTACTTGAATAATGAGATACCTGTGGGTCTTGCTGAAGGTCCCCGCGACGGTTCCGGCCTTTTTGAGTATGCCGCCATTCCCTCCGCGCCGATCGACGCGCCAAGTGAAGATTCCCGTCTCGGGCCAGTAGTCCAGAAGCTCGCGCACTCGGGCAACGAGTACAATCAAATCAGTCATGATGTGTTCCAGTCACGTTGTGATCAGAGGCCCGCCAGCGTTCGAAGCGTTGAGCGGGCTTTGCCATTCTACAGGGCTTGCTAATGGCTATCCGCCCACC